AAATAAAAATCTGTAATATCTAAATATTTTTCCTTGGCATTATATGCGAGCTCATTTATTACAAGTTCACATGATACCTTTGTTCCATTCTTTCTTCTAATGATGTCCGCTGCTTCGGTATACTCTTCTGGGATAACAGCATATGCCATAACATAAGTCTTATCCATATCTTTGTCATACTCTAACCAGGGTTTATCGGCAGTGAAACAGCCTACCTGTTTTTCAAGATACACAATCTCTTCTTCGCCATCTTCATTTTCAACAATTTCAATATTATGTGCATAGAAGTCCATTGTTCCATCTTCTAATGCGTGAATATATGCCAAAATTGGACGATATTTTAATGTAGGCATTGCACTCTCCATATTTTCTTGAGAAATGAATGAACCATTACGATTAAGAAGTGTGTGACAAACCTTTAATTTTAACTTTAACATCCCGGGCATATCATCTTCGCTGGCACTAAAATCACCAGGAACAGATACCACAATAGGACTTTTTTTATCATTAAAATTAAAATTTTTCCCCTGTTGCACAAAAAACTGATACAAATTATCAAGAGTTAATATCTTTTTGCCCATATATGCTCCTCCTTTCTTTAGTAATAAAATATAAACTCCAGAAAGGAGATTATATACTTAAAATATTAGTATATGCGATTTTCTTTTTGTCAAAATTTTCAAAACTAAAATTATGCGGAGCTATATTCTGGAATGTCCAAACGCCCGCAATATTTGAAACAAGATTAAAGCCCGCTGCGGAAAGTTTATCTGCAGTGGCCTTATCTGTCGTCTTTATAAATTTCTTTTCCATAATATCGCCTCATTACTCAGTAACTTCTACGGCAGTTAATACACCAGAATCATCTACTGTAATTCTAAATTTTTTAGTGCTACCTTCAGTAGTCGAATTTAAAATAAATTCCTTGTTAGCCACTGCATTATCAACATATGTTGTAGTTGCAAGACCATTAATGCTTGGTATTGTAGGCTTATTAGTTAAATCATTGTAATTTCCACTAAATAAGGTTGTGTTGCTCGGCAATGCATTCACATCTACTGCGCTTAATGTAATATTTTCACTTAATGCCTTGCCATTAACGGTACGGGTTGTTGGAACCGCGCCAACCTCAGAAGCGGTATATGTAGGCTTCTTTTCAGCCTTGGCCCACGCCGGGACAGTAGGATCTGTTTCGGTATAAGACTGTAATGCAGAGTCAACTTTAGTTTTATATGCATTAGTAAAATCATTTGTAGATAAGCCTTTACCAGACACTTTCTCTACTTTATTATTTAATGCCGTTTCTATCTCAGCTAATGTATCGAATGAATCAGATGCGTTGCCAATAACCTCATCAATCTTTGCGCTAACATATGATTCTACATCAATATCACCAACTGCCGCTTTAACAATTGCGTCATCAGTATACTTTTTGGCCATTGCTAATGTAGTAAAATCCATACGACCACCCCTTAAAGCTTAATCCATCCAGCCTCTGTAAGTATAAAAACATTGCCAGAGCTTGGACAAAATGCCTCACTACCAACAGAAAATTTAATATGATTCTGAAGGGGTGTTTTGGCAGAATCTATTTTATTAACAGGAAGGGTAGCAACCTCTGCATCGCTCTCAAGAATGATGGATGCAAAGTTACTCGAAAAACCCTGTCCTCCAAATTGTTTAATTGTAGCCATAATTATTATCTCCTATAATTATTTTTTATCTCTTGTCTTTACACCTTCATCAGATAATTCGTCTCCATCTTTTGTCGGTGCACCATCGGAACCATCATTAGATTCGTCGGAACCAGACTGTGTATTAGAGCTAACCAATGGATGTACCCAATCAGTAATGCCTAACCCCAGCATATTTTCTACAAACGACATACCTCTTTCTTTGACAGGGTTAATTTTTAATAAAGAAGCATAAATTAACTTTACGGGCAGTCCATATTGACCCGCCTCTTTAACAACTTTTAATTTGTCATCAACAAAATAAGGTGAAACATCGCTATATTCAGCAACCCAGTTCTCAACATTATAATTAAGTTTTAAATATAAGTTTAGCCATGCATTAATTTGCAAAACTGGTTTCATTGCATCTAGACACTCAACCATCATAGCCTTCTTAAAACTTTCACTATTGGTAATTTTGTTAGAATTTAAAACGATACTACCGTTTGTTTCAATAAGCTGAGAATATGCCTTATTTAAAATATTAGTCTCTTCTGCGGCGGAATTTTTATTAAAATCTAAGGTATTAAGGTCCATAGGAGATAATCCTAAATTAACGCCGTCTGGAACTAAGTCTGCAAGCTTTTTATAAAATTCATTTGCTAAATTCAAATCAATAGCAAAATCATCAACTTCTTTTGAACCAGAAATAGTAGGTATTTTTGCCCAAATTAACTTATATGCACTAAGTTCATCTGTAACATTTTGCACCGCTTGTAAGTCTTCCAGATCAATTATATCCTCAAGAATGCCGCTAAATGGTATAATAGGGTAGTCTAGATTATCAATATTAATTTTAATACAAACAGTTCTTTCTATTGGAAGCTCTTTCCATCTAATATTATCGTTTGTATACTGGTTATAAAGCTTCTTAAATATTGGGTCAAAGTATTCTAGATCATCTGCATACGCTCTAAAATAAGACATATCAAATGCTATACCCAGACATCCTTGATTATATGAAGCACTATAAATCCTACAATAATCTGGATTCAAAGGATGTATATAAAAAGTTCCGTCTGTCTCAGGGTCTCCATAAGTAAATCCATAAAACACGTCATGCTTCCATGCTTTAAGCATCATTTTTAAAATCTGTGTTTCCATATGCATGTTATTTACGATGCGGGTAATACGTCCATATTCTTCCTTAATTGCATCTGAATCCACATCTTCAGCTAAATCTATAATAGGATAAGCCGTCCATGCTTGACATGTAATTTGCTCCGCCTTGTAATTAATCATCCTTCTATATGTTTGAGAAATAGTATATAAAAAATCAGATAATTTACGAAGACTCTTTTGGTTCGAGTCAGTAGCTGGAGCTCTCAAATACTGTCTTAAATTCTCTTTATTATAAGTAGTAGAAGTGATATTTTTCGTATTTTCAAGATTGATTAATTGTAAAATATCTGCAAGTTGCGCGAAAACCTGCTTTCCCTTTTCTTGATTTGATAAATATTCTATTCTTTCTTTATCCGTTATATTTTTTTGAGACATTAATATTTTCACCATCCTTTCTATCCAAACATTTTGTCTGGCTGTTTAGCTTTAGTTATAGTAAATAAATCTAATATATTACTTGGTTGTGGTCTCTTCTTATTACGTATATGTTCGGCACGCTTTTCTGATAGAGCCCATGCGCATAAGGCCGCACAATAACTTCTGTCGTCGTGTAGCTTGTTAGCCTTTTCAGGAATAAGCTCAAAAGAGTCCTTGCCAGACTCTCTTTTTTTACGTACCATATTAACCATTTCTTCTTTTAAAGCATCTATATTTTTTAGTGCAATCTCTTGATATGGATCAAGTCTTAGCACTTTAGATTTAATACATGAAGATTCTTTCATTTTCTCTTCAAGTTTTTGATTAAATTCAATTTCAGGCACATTTTGTTTTTTTAATTCTTCTGCAATGCGCTTTCTTTCTATATTATATTTTTTGTCATCCACTTCAAATAAAGTCAAATATCCTTTATTATCATAATCTGTAGTAAAACTAATACAATCAAGATTCATCATTTCAATTAATGATTCATATATAGTTGACTTATATTGAGTCGGGGATACCAACTTTAATTTATCAATAGCATTAGGAAATTTGCCAGTGTAGTCCGCGCTATATTCTTTATCTATCAGACCCCTATGTTTATTGCCTTTATCATCAACCCAATCTTCCATAAGATAGTCTGCAATATTAACACCGCCACCACCGGAACCTGCGTCTATTAAAATCATTAATATATTTTCATAATCTGGTGCATTACCGTTATAATCCAAAATGAGCTCTTTTAAATATTTAATTTGATCAGGAGTTTGCATTGGGCTCTTACGCTTTTTACCAACATCAAGCAAGTTAACACAGTTTACTATACGACCCTTATAATCTCCATTTTCATCAATATATAGTTCCATTATAAGAATTACACTATTGTCTCTTGAACGAGCGGGGTCATATGCAATAATAAATTTTTTATTTCCAGTATCATTAAATAATAATGGTGCTCGAGTCTCGCTATTTCTAACAATAGTACCACGCTTAATAATGGCATTTAGCCCTGCATCTGTTGTAAACTCGCAATAATATTCTCTACGAGCCTTTTCA